CTCGTTACGATCAATAACTTCTGGTGTATTATTTGTAGTATCACATACAACACGGTAGTCGTAAATACCACGGCGACCTTGTACATCACGTAAGAATGGTTCTACAAGATTTACGAATTGAGCTCTTGTAAATTCATCATTAAATTCAAACAATGATGAACGTGCTGCTCTAGCAATGGATTTCTCTAAAACAATGAATAGACGGCGAACATTGATACGATCAAACGCATTAGGTCTTGACAATAAAGTCTTATCACCATATAATACGGTGCCTTCACCAGGGAATGTAACTACAGGATTAATACCTAATTTATACAATTCATCACGCTCAGCTTTGGTTGGATTCCAAGAAAGTTTAACAACATTTTTAATTTGACCTCTGTTGAATCCGGCTGGTGAGAACCAAGGATCTCTTTCGATATCAGTTCTAGCACATAGTCCAGCAATATCTCCATTTAAAGGAATCCAACGGTAAACATCAGTATACTTATCGTATTGATATTTCCATCCTGAATCCATTACAGCAAAAGAAGATGGTGTTATAGTATTTCTTAAAGCCTTTATATCAGTAACTTCATTACCAGAATTGTTTACACAATCGTCTTGTTCTGGAGATAAGAAAACTAAAACATCTTTTCTACTTTCTGCCATTGAAATCAAGTGATCTGGAGTCGTATCTGATGTGGTTGCACCCGCCATCAATAAAGAAACATCAACCGAATCTGGGTTATCAAACAAATCATAAGACAAGTTTCTGTTACCATCTGTAGGTGCAGCATCTACTCCACCGCTTAAAACATAATCAGTTAAAACTAATGAGTCTAAAGTTAAATCATTTTGAGATATTAAAAAATCACTTGTACCACCCCAATTACTATCTGCCAAAGGATGACTTGCCCACCAAACATATTTTGACCTACTGTTTAGAACCTCAACATAGTAATTTGAAGTACCATCATCGTTTTTAGCATTTCTTATTTTTGATAAGAAACCATATTTTTCTAAAACTGTTCCTTTAGTTCCAGATATTACACCAGTGTTATCTACAACAACAATGTGAATTTCATCATCGGTAAGGTTTTTTGAAGTTGCAAAAGAAGATGTGTTTGCATTAGCACTAAATTCATTTCTGTACTCCCATGTAGCTAACAAAGTGGTGTTTGCATCACACATAGAAACTTTAATTGCATTTCCTAAAGATCCTGGATACTTACTTGCAAAAATTTTAGGATAACTTCCAACTTGAGTATTAGCACTTATTGGATATTGTTCTTCATAATCAGTTCTATTTAATATTCTAGTACCAACTCCATCAACTGTGGCGTTATTTGCAGCTGCACCTACAGAACGAACAACACGGAGGTCATTTGCATATGACAAGAAGTTTGCTGCGGTGAAGAAAGAGGTGTATGTGTTACTGTCTGGGTTAAATCAACTTCTGAGACATTCACACCTGGTGATAGTTGAAAAGCCATTTTTAAATCTCCTTTTTTCAGGCTGAATAAATTCTTTTATTGTCTATTTATGTTTTTAGAAAGTTGAGGGTGTATAACCCTTACTTGCAAATGAAGTTGACCAGTGGTCTCCAGATGAATCTACGATAGGTTCTTCTCTACCATCATCTATGATACCAAAAGGTGTCAATTGTTCGTCACCCAACATGTCATTTTCTTCTAAAAGAACCTTCCTTATATCTATATTTGTGGCTTCTTTGAAATACGATTGTGCAGATAACCACGAAAACAATACAAGACCCATAACCAAATCATCATTATTACCTTCTTCGGCTGCATAACTATCTTTCTGACGTACAAAAGTATTTAATTCTGCAATTGTATCAAAGTCATTAATGATTAATTTATCATTTTCTACCAACGTTTTCAAGTTAGCACAGCCAATCTTTTTAACAGTTTTAGTAGTTTTAACACCAAAGTTTGCAGATCGTTTAAATCCACCAGAAATCGTCTGACCTTTAATATGATGGTGGTCAATCTTGTAGACGTTTTCGTATTCTAGATCATAATGTAAAATGTCCACAACTTGTTGACCCACATTATTTGTTTCAATCAATACGAAGGCTTCATTATATTTGTTTGCCAAAGAATAAATTATTGTTGGGAAAAACAATAATGGTAACTTATTATTTCTATATTTGGCAACCTGTCTGTAAGGTACCTGAGAAACATCTATTACATTAATTGTCGAATAATCTCTGTCAACACCCTCAGAACAATCTACTGTACAAATATACAATCGATCTTTCTGTGGTTGTTCATAAATGTCCAGACCTTCTTCTGAGTGTATTGGATTGAAGAAAGCCAACGATCTTAATTTTACACCAGAAACTAATGTTGCTGAGGAACCAATAAATTCAGTTTCAAACTCGACTCTAAATTGTTCTTCAGAGGTATTGCGTATCGTTTCTTCTTTCCACTTTTGATCTCTACCTGGTACCATAGACCAATGAACTTCAACCGGAACATAAGTCGAACGATTTTCAATTGCATCTGTCCACATTTTGTAAAACAGATTCAATCCATTTGGAGTAGAAACAATAATAACCTTTGATGTTTGTCCAGAAGAAATAACAGGATACGTTGACTGGAAGAAATCAAGTGCCATATTATGTTGAACGAAAGCAAATTCATCTAAGAAAATTAAATTATACGAACCACCTCGAACACCAGCTGCTGAGGTTGCATAAGCATAAATTTTAGAACCATTTTCAAGTTCAATATTTCTTTTATTCCAAACTATAATACCTTGTTGCAACCAAATAGGTAAATACTCATAGGCCTTCTGTATTCTCGAAAGAATTTCTTGTGCTAGTTGACCTTTATTGGCCAAGATTGCAATTGAATATTCTTCTTGAAATAAAACACACCACAACATATAACCAACCGTTGTGGTTGTTTTACCAACCTGTCGAGGCATTTTTGCAATTGAAAATCGATTGTTATGAAAAGACTTAACCATTTCTTCTTGAAATGGCCACATATCAAAAGGAACTAAACCACGGTCTACGTTGACAATCTTAACATATGTTCTAATGAAATAAACGGGGTCTTCCATACACTTAACAATTTCAACAGCTTGTTCTTCAGTGTATGTGAGTTCAACGCCAACTTTCTTTAAGCGTTCATTACCAAGATAACCGTCATTCATTACTTAGAGATACTACGTAACATCCAAGCGTGTTTGTTGTGAGTGTCGATTCTACCTGCAAGAAAGTCCATTAGACCTTGTTGATCAAACTGTTCAGCTAATTTTAAAGCCATATTCAAAGTATTTAATACCATTTGATTATCCGTCATCAATTTTCTTGCCATGTCTGTACCAAGAGGAACATTCATTTCATCTTGAATGTCTGTTAATTCCATAAATCTACTAAAAGAACCTGGCGCATAAGCATCTAACGCACGAATTTGTTCTGCAATAGGATCTACTGCACCATGAAGTTCTTGATATAAATTACCAAAAAAATCATGATATTGTGGGAAGTTAGAACCTTCTACATTCCAATGATAGTTGTGTGATTTTAAGTACATAGCAAAAGTATCTGCTAATACTTTTTTCATCATCTCTACTAATGTTTCCATTTTTATTTCCTTTAAAATGTTTATTTATTCGTCAGCGGTTCTTGTAGAAGGAAACTGTCTTGTATCACCTGGCCAAATGATTCTGAGACACCCCATTTCGCCAACACCATTTTGAAATGTATTAGAATAGGATCCAACTATTGAACCGCCGCCGCCGCCATAAGCTCTACCTCTTTGAGCAAAATTATAGATAGTAGTTCCTCCACCGCCATTGCCGCCGGTAGTTCCTCCTGTTCCTCCTGTACCATTTGAACTTTGTCCTGTAGGTAAAGTTCCTCCTCCACCACCAGCACTTGAAGTTCCTGATCCTCCGCCGCCTCCACCGCCGCCTGCTCCGTTTAAACCATCACCCGAAGAACCTCCGTTGCCACCAGTGCCAGCATATCCAGCAGCACCGCCGCCACCGGCAGCTCTTGTATTTCCTGTTGCAGTTCCTCCTCGGCCGCCTTGGCCGCCACCATCCGACCCAGACACAGCACCACTACCACTAACTATATTAGGTGAAGCTGGAATACTTGAATTATGTGTTAATCTTGCTCCTCCATTTCCACCGATTGCATTAGGTATACCATCATCACCCTCTGCGCTTCGGCCATATCCACCATAAGCGCCACAAATTAAAGTTGATCCTGCTTGAAAAGGTGAACCTCTCCATAAAGTAGCACAAGATCCTACTAGAGTAGCTCCTTGACCTCCAGCGCCATGGGTAAAATATAATGTTTCTCCCGGCGTTACCGTAAAATTATTTCTATAAGATAATCCTCCACCTCCACCTCCAGATGGATTGGTGAATGTTCCCGAATTACTACCGCCGCCTCCACCGCCTATACAGACCACAGATATTCTAGTAACTCCAGATGGAACAGTCCATGTTCCAGAATTAGTATATCCATATTCTGAAGTTCCTGAAGTTTTTGGAAAAGAAGATGTGGGAGCAAATAACACTTGTCCTGTTACTGGAGGAGTTATTGAAGTATCCGATATTGTAACTACTGCACTATTTGCTACAATTGTTCCTGTATTGGATGTTCTTCTCAATTGTATTCTAAAAGATTCTGTTCCTTCTGTAGTAACATCGTTAGATAAAGTTCTAATAAAGGAAGCTACATTACTGTTGACTGTAACTGTACCTTCGATTTGAGATCCTGAAAAATCGGATGCATTTATTGTACCACTAACACCTAAAGTAGTCCAATATAAAACTGTGCCATTTGCTACATTTTGTGTATCTACTGTAAACGAAACTGTACTTCCTTCATTTACAGAAGTTGTGTTTGCAGTAAGAGTATATGATGGTGATAATGATGTATCGTTAGCTATAATAAAACTGGAATTTGCTACAATTGTTCCTGATGTTGAATTTTTTCTTAATTGTAATTGAAAAATTTCAGTGCCTTCTGTTGATGAATCTTCTAACAGTGTGATTGGAAAAAAACCAACATTCGAAGTTAAATTAAATGATCCCGATAAAGAATCAGTATCTAAACTATTAAATGTACCAGATACAGCAACTATGGTCCAATATAAAGTTGACTCACTTACATTTCTAGTAGAAACGGTAAATAATACTGTATTACCTTCATTTACAGAAGTTGTATTTGCAGAAAATGAATAGAACTCTCCATTTCCAGTTGCAGCGAAATTAGGTCTTAAAGAAATTAGAGTATTTACTCTAGGCATAATTTATCCAAAAGTTGTAATGGATCCTAAAACTGTCCAACTACTTGATATTCGAACTAATACAAAAGAAACTAATTCTTTTTTATTAGCTATTGGAGTTGGTGTAGAACCTCCAACCCAATTAATTGTTTGTGATGCACCATCTATTTGTAAAGCATTAGGTATATAAGCTGTCGCACCTTGATCTAATATTATACTAACGACAATACTTCTATCATTTGTTGTAGGTACATTTGTAATATTTGCAGTAAAATTTGCAGAGATTGAACTATGATAAAATAAAGTTCCTAATGAATAATCGTGTGTTACTGTACCATTAGCTGCTGTTTTTAATTGTACTTTTTCTGTTACTTGTTGAAAAGTAGAAGTACCTAAAATAGACATAGTATTCGCATTTAAATCATCAAACGAAAAGTCTAATGTTTCATCAACAGCATTAGGTTTTATTTTTGTTAGTGCCATTATTCTTTACTCTTTAAAAGTTTTACTAATTCTTTAGTTGAACCTACAAATACAGCTTTATCAACATTGATACCATTTGTAGGTAAAGATTCTTTTGGTTGCAAATCTTTTTTTCTTTTTTGTATTTCCATTAAATCTTTATTCATGTCAGTTAGGTGTTTCAACATATTTGCGGCAACTTCATAGGCTCTTGGATGATCAGAAGCTCTAGCAACATTTAAAATTCCTTCCATAGCATCATTACCTTTTTCTATAAGATGCCTAATATTTTGACGAGCAAATTCTGCATCATCATCGATATCGTTTAAAGGTTCGACAACAATATTATTTGTTACTTTAATAGGTTCTACATCTAAAATTTCAGATAAGTTATTATTCAATTTATTCATAGTATAGGAGTATTACTATTTAAAATGTAAATCGCATTAGCCAGACGATCTATTGCAGATTGAATTGTTGTTGGAGGTGAAGTATCCCAAATTGCAGCATATGCTGCAACATAAGTGTTGGATGAATTAGCCGTACTAAAAGCTCCATTTGCATAACTTGATGCTGAGTTGGCAACATGACTTGGAGTATTTGCTTGAGTGAATGCCGAGTTACCATAGGAACTGGAACTATTTACCGAATCTCGAGCCCAAGAATCAATTAAAACAATGGTATTTGCATAATCATAAGCCGCTTGAGCTATAGTATTTGCGGTATTCGCTTGACTGTAACTAGAATTAGCGTAACTAGATGCAGCGTTAGCTGTGTCTCTAGACCAAGAGTCAGTAATACCATTGTTCGCTACAGCAAAGGCTGCGTTAGCGTATTCTCCTGCGCTTGTAGAATTGATATTTGCGGTATTAGCTTGATCGAATGCCGAGTTACCATAGGAACTGGAACTATTTACCGAATCTCTTGCCCACGAATCAATCAGAACAATCGTATTAGCATAATCGTATGCAGCCTGTGCTAAAGTATTTGCGGTGTTTGCTGTAGAAAATCCACTATTTGCATAACTAGAAGCAGCATTTACGGAATCTCTTGCCCAAGAATCTGTAATACCACTATTTGCTACAGCAAATGCTGCATTAGCATATTCACTAGCAGAAATAGAATTAATATTTGCGGTATTAGCAACATCAAATGATGCATTAGCATAAACACCAGCACTTACTGCTTTACTATCAGCATTTGCTGCATCTGTATTTGCAGTATTAGCTTTTAAAAATGCCGCATTTGCATAACTTGATGCTGAGTTGGCAACATGACTAGGTGTATTTGCCTGAGTAAATGCAGCTGCAGCAAACGGAATATTTGCTTCAATTGAATCATTTATTTGTTGCAAAGTTACTTTTCTAGTTGTATTACTAGAAGTATCATAAACAGGTATAACTGTTAATACTAAGTTTGCATTTACAGTATCAAGTACTGTTAGTTCTGAGAATTTTTTGGTTGCCATTTAAGCCTCTAATTTAAATCTTCCATCTTCTGTTACTAGTTCAAAACCATCTTCCGTAAGAAGTAATACTGGAATTGGTTCAGCAGGGTTTGTATATTCTTCAGAGAACCCAAATTCATCATCAGGTTCCGCTGTAATTGGAGATGGTGTTGTTTTTATTTCTGTAACAACAGCATTTACTGATTGTATATTGTTTGACGGATCTTGAGATATGATAATATTTGTATTTGCTTGACGAATATATTTGCCTGTATTAAGTGATGGCCAAATATATCCTTTTGCTGTAAAATCTAAATCCCAAGTTATATATCTTGTAGACGAAAAGTCACCTTCGTAATCTGTTGTTGTGTTTACTGAATTTAATATAATAGGTAGATCATATTTTTGATCCATACCAGGTATAAAGTCTACAGTAACATTAAAATCTGGTGTAAAGTATGGTAATATTTGTTCCAATATTTGTGTACCATCTTCTGTATTTCTTACATAAATCGACATTGAAAAATCGAAGTTATATGGTATAGGAACAAATTGTGTATTTAATCTTGTTGAATTATTTGCAGAAAAATTTCTTATTGTAGAAATTTGTTTTCTTCCCGGATCATAACTAATTCCAGTTAACTCGAAAGAAATTCTAGGTATAACTATCGACATACTTTTAATTAAATTAGGATCTGCAAACAATCTTGTTACATATTTTTCTTTAGATCCATAACTTAATGGCACACGAAATCTTTCCTTTTCTTGTGAAAGGTCTTTTGTATAACGAATTAATTGTATGTTGTTAAATAAAGTGCCAAACGCAACAACAACTTTTCGTATTGTTCTATGGTAAAAATGCCTATTCTGTAACATTACGGCTCTCCGAATGGGTTAACTTCAGTAAAATCAATAATAGAATCCGATTCGGTTTCAATCGTATAGTTATCATTTACTTGTTCAAATGCGTTATCTAGTGGTACCATATCGTCAGCTGCTTCATCCATTGTCCAAATTGCATTGCTTGTGTTACCTTTTAATACTGTTCCTGAAACAAAATTTCCTTGAACTTGTACAACATCAACGTATCTTGCAGGATTCCAAGTATGTACTATTGCTTGAGCTGTTGCATTTGCTAAGGTTGCACCTTGATAAATGATTTCACCTCTAGCAAATGTTCCTGTACCTGATACTGGAACCGACAACCTAGTTTTTCTGTAATAGTCAAATGCATCATCATCAATTTCTTGTTTGCCTGTGTTAATAATTTCTTCTGAGAATACGTATTGTTTTAATTTAATTGCATAAACGTATACGTTACCACCACGACCACGACCTAGTGTGTAGTACATAGCTTGGTCATTTTCATGTTCAACAAAAGTAATCTCAAAAAATCCTCTCAGTAAAGGTACATAAATTAAATCACCTTCTCTAGGTCTTGTTGGAGCTTGATTTTCTGTGGCAACGATATCACCGATTCTTGGTCGATTAAAATTTGTTGCGCCAACAGCATATTTGAATCTGCGGCGAGAAACTAATACAGTAATTTCATCTCGTATTTCTAAACCAAATTTAGAAATAAAATCCTGTTCACCGTCCATGCCAGTAATATTTTCAAGATATACTTCTAATGGGTGTGCGGAGATATATTGTTTTAAAGTATCTTCACCAAATAATTTGTCAATACCATTAGGATTCCTAGACGTTCTTGGCATATAATAAACATCCATGCCATAGATACCGAGCGCTTCAATCACCAAATCTTCAACTAAAAGTTGTTCATTGGTGATTTGATCTTGTGGAAACGGCTGAAAATAAAAATTTGTAGCCACGTTTAACCCATTATAAAGTCGCTAGGTAAGACATTGTACTGTTGTAAATCTTCTTCTAATTTAGAAATTTCTTCTATGGCCTCATCAAATATTTCTTTTCCGTTGAGCGTGACACCACCTGGCATTTGTATACCTCCAAACTTTTTCATATTCTCACCCCATTGCCTCTTGATTAAAGCAGTGGCATATTTCTTTAAAAATCTGTCGTCCCAAACATCCGATATGCCTTGCAGAGTTGCAGTAACAGAAGTTACGTTTGCAGTTAATGGTTTAGACAACGAAATTTCTGTTGGTGAATTTATTCTTCGCACTTGTACATTTTGACCATCAGACAAAGTTATGAAATCGTTTTCAACAATTTGTTGGTCAAAAATTGTGTTTGTTCCTACTACAGTATTTGAACTTGTATTGCCAGTTAATGTACCTGATAAAGTAACTGTATCTGGATCCATTTTACGGTAACATTCAATAACCACATATTCACCTACAGATACATCACTCTCCCAATTAATATCCAAAAATACTTTATTCTGATGACGATTAAATCTAAATTGAGGAGTACCTGAGAATAATAGATTCAATGTTCTTATATGTTGCATTGTAATTTCATAAGACACATACGATACAGAAGTAAAATCATAAAGGTCATGCAGTCTAAGTTGGTATCTTAGATCAAACATATTAATTGAGGAATTGGAAGCATCAAAGGGCATAACACCAATAACAAATATTACCGCATCTGGACAATAAATCCAGCGGCGATCTATATCTTCTTGAGTAATTTTATGTTTCATGTACAACTTTTCGCAACCATTAAAATGGTAATCTTGAAAAAATTGTAATGCGTCATCAATACGATCTTCTATTTGATCATCATCGACGTTGATGTTGATTACTGGCCAACCAAGACGGCGTAAACAGTAATCTTTAAATTGAGCTCTAGTTGATGGGGATGCCATAAATTCTCCTTTTACAGAGTATTTATGCCATCTAAAGTTTTAACTAATTAAATTGTGATTGAACCTGAACCGGTAAAAGTATACATTTTATGTGTAACATTACTCGAATAACTTGGAGAACCTGTAGTTGAAGTCGCATTAGCTGTACCAATTGGCATACGTATAATAACTACACCAGAACCTCCTGCTCCAGGTGCTGTTCCGGGTGAACCACTGCCTCCTCCGCCACCTCCGGTATTAGTTGTGCCGGTTATTGCAAGAGTAGA